TCTAATGTATGAGGTGGTAGTTCGTCAATATGATTAAACGCAAGTCGTCTTGCTTCCAAGATGCGTTCTTTACCTACCGCAAGTAGATTTGCTTTAGAACCTTTGAGAAACTCATTATAATCTGCCTGATTATTCTGTTTCGCACCAGAGATATACAATCGTCTCATTTCAGTAAAAAGTTCTGCGGTTTCGGGGGCAAATGTAATCACTTCTTCCCCCAAAGGGATTTCCATAGTTTTCATACATCCCATAGAAAATTTCATCGCATTTCTAGTTTCTTCTACTGATAAGGCATCTTCATCCTCATCACGAAACTTATACTGAATAATACCATTTGAACATTCTATAACCCTCAACAGAGCAATCTTGTCCTTCTCTGCGTCAGGTAGTGCTTGAAATCTTGTGTCCCAGTCAATCATTGTTCCTTATCAAAAGTAAAGTATTCGTAGATAGAAGACATCACGGCATCTTCCACTGCTTCAATAATAGCGTCTTCAGTAGGATTTTCCACATGTTTGTGTGCCCGTGAATAACCACGACGCACACCTTCTTCAATTGCTTGTTCTAAAATAACTCGGAACTTAGGTTTCATTTAATTGTTACCTCAGTATGGGGATTGTAAGTACATTTCCAAGAAAAACCATTATCACCTGTGCTCATCTGTTCGCTCCAGACACCACCATTAGCAAAGCATTTTGCTTTATCGTGATGATAATCCATACTGTACAGAAATGCTACAAAGATCAAGATAAGAAATCCAATAATCAACGTGATAACTGTTTTTTCAGTTTCTCTGTCCATTAGAGCACCTCCCAATGTGCGTCAGATTTGTCACCGAAACGATTAGTGCCAGTTCTTGTGCTTACCCAGAAAAAGTATTTGCGATTTTCTGATGCCAAGAATAACTCACCACCAGTATCCTGCTCTACAATACAAACAGGATTATTGCCCATAGTATTAGCAAGACGGTTCTTTGCTTTGCTGGACTTTGGTTTGACTGTTACTTTTCTCATGTGGCTATTATACATCTCCTAAATCGGAATCAGTATCCGAATGGTCACTTTCTAAACTGTCCTGCAATTCTTTCATTACTTCATCAAGAGAGTATGTTTTCTCTTTACCAGTATCAATATCTTCTACAAGTTGATGCAGGTAATCAAGAAACTCTTTAGGATATGTTTCATCCATGTTGATGCTACACCAGAACCATTGATAACATTCTTCGTATGGATCATCAGTTTTTGATACAGCATAATCAGCATAGTTTCCACTGATAAGATCACGCCACATCTTAAAATTGTTCCATATTTCTCTCCATCCAGTCCGAAAACAATGCCCAAAGTAATACTCAATCCAATTCAGTTTCTTTGCCATCAGCAATCATCCATTTTTGCTTCTTCTGGATAATAATTTTGTTCCCAGAAATCATTCCATGCAGCTTGACATTCTGGTGACTTATCATCTTTGTCACACTCAAGTTTAACAGGACGATGGCCGCTCAACAGTTCATACAAACCAAGACATTTCTGATAATATTCTTTGTGATGATCGAGATTCTCTTTAACTACTGTACGAATAGTAGAATAAATCTCATGTGGTGATGCATCGCCATTGATTGCATCATGTACCCAGTCTTCCAGTTTCTCAAGAGAGTATTTTTTGTAATCAAAGTCCATCAGCATTCATCCATTTTAAGATAATCGGCAAGTTCTTCATCCACTTCCTTCATATAATCCCAGTTCCAAGTACGGGAAAGAACATCAATATCAAACCCAAACTTATATGCCCAAAACAGAATACTCAACAGACCATTACTTCCCATTGTAATCTGAAGATAAGGCGAAGATGGATGGTCGTTCCAACTTACAGAAAATTGAAACAAACTCCAGCGTTTAATATTCACAACTTGAACATAATATTCATGTCCAAAGTCATAGCGATGCTTGAATTGAATTAGGTTCATTGATTTGTAAAGACCTCATAGTCCACTAGTCTACCATACTTAAAGTGAATTTTGCAACGGGGCCAATCTTGCCACTCACCCTCCCAGGTAGAAGGATAAACCTCAATATATTTTGTGATTGGATGCAACTTTACCTTTCCATGATTACCATTAGAAACCCATTTAAAGTTTTTCCATTTACGAGTATCATCATAGTCAGGATCATCCTCATCAACAACTACAAAGTCTGCAGTATGCGAATAATCAACCAAATACAAATATCCAGCAGGATCTAACCAATAGTCTGCCATTGTGCCACCAATACCTTCTTCAATATCTTTGGTTTGACACTCTACATCTGTAAATTCTTCTCCCAAATCATATGATGAGCGAAAATAATCGAACATGCCCATGGTTACTTATCCGTAATACATGATACTGCAATCGCAGTGGACTTCGTTGCTTCTGCCATTTGTCTATATCCAGTTCCAACATAGATCTGACCGCCAACTACAGCGACAGCCATGATTCCCCAGAATACATAATACCAACTTGATTTTACTTGGTGTTTCATTTTGCGTTCTTGAATAGATTGTGATAGTATACCACCTCTGGATTATCTAGGTCTTTACAACGAGGGTAGAAGATACCGTCTCGATAGCAACCATCTTTGGGGTCTTGTTTGTCATATTTTATCACCGCTGCAGGATAGTCTCTGATGTTACAGAATTCCCCATGACGACGAAGATAATTATCCAAACACAATCCACCAACAAATGGTACAAGGCCTTGGAGCATATAGAGAGTGTACATCAGCGTTTGATTACAGAAACTGCAGGTTGACCTTGATGGAAGATAGTATCGACTACCGCTTGCACTTTGCGGGAAGTGCTGATACCTACATTATCATAAACGGGCACACAAACCAACCCAAATGTCTTGGATTTATCACCAAGTCGAATCACACGGCCAATGGTCTGGGAGATACCAATGTAGTCCATGTTTCGCATGAACAACACTGCTTCAAGACCGTTGACGTTGATACCTTCAGACAGGATGCTATGATGCATCACAACAAACTTCTTGGAGGAATCTTTGCCCCATGCGTTGAGCGTATCAAAGAACTGCTCACGATTGACCTTTTGACCATCAATGACAGCACCAGTCTTGGATGTAATCATCATCCAAGAATAACCGCGCTGTTGTAGTTGCACACAGAAATCAGATTCTGATACCAGACCGATGATCTGTTTGGTAGTGCGAGCACAAATCAGAATTTTCTGCACACCTTGCTCGTCGATTGTCTCGATCAGGTTGTCAGCATCACGGGAGAAAATAACCTGCTTACCCTTGACCATCTGCAGTTGCTTGACAACAACCTTAGGAGGCAGAATATAACCCTGCTTCACCAGTTCTGGTGCAGGAACCTGACAGATTACTTGGCCATAGACTTCAGGCATGTTCATGCCTGGTTTGGAAATAGTAGCAGAATGCTTAGGAGTAGCAGTGAAGAAATAGCAGCGGTCAGCAGTAGAAGAGAAATACTCGGTGGCAGGGAAAAAGTGACGTTGAACACTGTTATGTGCCTCATCAAAGTAAATGGTATCAACCTTAATATCTGCCTGTTGCAGACGCTGCAGGGAGTTGTAGGTGGTGAAAATCAGTTGATGCTTATTTACAATCTCGCAAGCAACATCATGTGCTTGAATTTCAGATACTTTAGTGGTGCTGTAGTGATGCGTCTCACCTGAGTGTATGTGCATCACTTCGGCATTAGTGATATGCTCAAGAAATTCGCTAGACAACTGACCTGCCAGCAAGATGCGCGGCGCACACACTACAACAGTCTTAGGAGTTTCTGATTGAAATAGGCGCAGAGCATCATAGATCATTTTTAGGGTCTTCCCACCGCCCGTTGGCACGATCAGCTGACCTTTCTTATACTTCTGCATCGCAGCAACAGCGCGGTGTTGATGTGGGCGGAGCGTGATCATGAATTGCGTTTCAATGTGGCCATTATACAGCAAAAAGGGGTCGCTGTGGACCCCCTGTGACGGTTCTAGAACTGGATCACTGGCAATAGCAGCGAATATAATTCTTCACATCATCAGCACTTACAGAAGACTTAGAAGTAGGGTTAGCAAGAGCATAGATCTCATCAACAAACTTCTGATTCTTCACATTAAAGAAAGAATCGGTGATCTGACCAGATTTGATCAGATAGTTGTTAACATTATTTGCAGATTTGACAAGATGTTGCCAAGGCTTCTTATCGGTAGAAGTGGAACCCAGATAACGCTTAACAGTAAAAGTGGAGAAGAAATCTTCAATATGAGCGGTCATGTTGAAGTTAATTCCAAGACCACCCATTGCATCATCCAGAAGAGGATGCAGACGCTTCTCAAAGTTATAGAGTCCACGAAGCAGGTAGGAAGAAATTTCCATCTCAGGTTTCTCTTTTTCCCAATCGACAGAGTTGCAGAGAGTTTGCACAATGTCTTTCAGAGTATCCAGAGCATCGTCGTTGGTAGCATAAGAAACCAACTTTTTCATCTGTGCCACTTTGGTGCAAGTAAAGTGTGGATTTGTTACCAGAGGGAAGGGGAATGAAATGGGTTGCCAAGTCAAACCAGGAATGCTTTTGTAGAAGTTCATCGTATTGATGGCATCTACATCACCACATGCAACTTGGTGAGGAAGTGCTTCCCAATCTTTAGTGGCATTGATACCTTTGATTTCCTTATAGAAAACCTTGGATGCTTCAAGCGAACGATCTGTTTGAGAAACCGAAGATTCAAAAGCAACGACACGAGCCATCACTTCAAGATCTTGACCAGTCACTTGTGCAATCGCAGCAATCTGTGCTGTAGTATGTTGCTTTTTGACAGGATTAAATTCACCAGTTACTTCATCATAGAAGAACACGGGAATTTCGGACTCACAGAAATCAACCGTGTGGTTGTACAACTCAAAGTTCTCGGAACAATACTCAGGGAGAACCAGGCGCACACCACCTTGCTTATAGAAAATTTTAGAAACAGGAACTTTTACCGTATAAGTTTCTTTGCGGTTGGTCTGGTTGTTATAATGCTCATAAAATTTGGTCAGGGACATGAAAGAATCCCCAAAACCAATAGGATACTTTACATTTGCGGAATCAATGTTATCTTGGACAATGGAGCGCAGTCCACGGAAACGAGGTTCCGAAATCATGGTGAGTGCTGAAACAGAACTCATGTTTTTGACTGCACTAAAAATTTCAGCAGTCAGATCTTGAGTGGTAGTCATAAGAAAAAACAAGTAAAAGACAAAACCTTTTAACGAGGGTTAACTCATGGAATTGGGAGGGGATTAAGTTCCCGTCCCTCAACCATGTGGCCAATATAACCGATTTAAAAGAACTCGTCAAGGCCCCCGACCAGTTCGGCAACTGTCACAGTATCAGTCACCTTATCTCCAAGCACTCTCACCATGAGATCCAACGATCTCTGATGTGGACGACCCTTCCATCCATACCATTTGCTTTTCTTACCTACAGCATATGGTGGAAGCTTTCCTACGGAAAGATACTGCTCCGCAGTAAGATCATAGATGTTATCATCATTCTGTATCCACCAATGAGTCTCACCACGGTAATCAACACCACTCATTGGTTGCAACTTATCAGTATCCATCAGATAGAACAATGCCTGCGTAGAGTGATAGCAATGTCCATATGTTGGATTTGTTTGATTTTCTGCACGATACCTAGGTGATAAAAGATCTGGTGACAGATTGCGTTTAATCAATCCCATCACCAGAGCCATATTCATCTCACAGAATCTGTAAGGTACAAAACTCAATGTACGAGTCTTGATGATTGTGTCTCCGTTATATTTGTGTCTCTCTACAATTTTCATCAAAAATAGGTTGCAATTAATACAGTTCTTCTTTTACCAATATCTGGTTGATAGTGGCAATGTTTTCCTTCAAATGTAATTATAACATCTTCTTGAGGATGAAAATATTCTTCTTGGTTAGTTCTGGGATCAATGACTACAGTTGGACCACTTGAATTGTTCAAATATATCAGCAAATTCTTATGTGGAAAATCGTGATCGACATGCGGATCACATGCAAGTCCTCCACCACTATTAAAAGTATCGTTAATATTAATTCTTATAAAATAATTAATCTCAATATCATTATAATTCAATATTTCCTTTAAGATTTTAGTTGTAACTACAACATGATCCGAAATTGGTCTCGAAACAGGCCATGAAATAGTTGGTCTTAGGAGAATTGTATGAGAATAAAAAAATGTTGCAAATGCTCCCAAACCATCTGTAGTATTGCCGGCATACCATGGAAATTCATTACTAAAAATAGTTTGTTTAAGACTCAAATATTCTTCTGTAAGGGGATTCTTAAGCTCTTTAATCAACATTCCCATCAACCCGGACAAAGGTATTCTACAGGGATTTATTATGTTCTGTCAAGTACCACAGATATTCTTCATACAACACTTCTTCCATCTGCACTGCTTGTTGTTCCCATGGTTGATCTTCATAATCAACATTAGAGAAATCAATGCCTCTCCAATGTCTCTTACCATAACGATCTCTGAGAGCACCTTGAACATGCTGATACACATGCCAGAGTTCATGTAGCAGCGTCTTGGTATAATGTTCGGGTGTCATGAAGTTGTGCATTTCAATCTCAAATGCACGAGGACGATAGTCACAATCAGTGGCCCACACCCAACCATACACACCCTCACGATACAGACCGCGATGGTGAATGGAAATGTACAGTTTGTGTCTGGGAAGGTGTTTCCCTATAAACCACTCTACAATACGCTCACAGCGGCGTTTAGAGTAGTTATAACCAGTAATTTCAAGAGATAGCATAGTTCAGCACCGATTCAGTGAGTTTAACACCCCAGTGCAAGAAGTTCACAAATGCACCGATAAAGACCAGTTTTTCGGTTAATGTCAGTCCCATGGACTCCCGTTGACTGTAGCCATTATAAAACCCCTCAGAGGCGCTCTGAGGGGTCAGGTAGACAGTTTAAAAAACGGGCCTTTTGGGATTGGCAAGTCCCAAATATGGTCTTTCATCAAAAAGTTCATGTGAGTAAGGACCATTTGCATTTACATAATGTAAGAATGATTGCAAATACCATTTTTGTTCAAATGGATCTCTCCAGTGCCACAAATCGCAACCATAGTAAATACAAAGATCTCCAGGTTCTAGTAATATTTTTACAGCATCTTCTTTATTTTCACTTTTACTAAAATAAATCGGACTTATTTCTTCTCCTTCAGGGATAGCGATTGACAATGTTGCAGATAAC